TCCAGCCATTCCCATATTGAGCCACACAACATTTAATATCTGGGTCAATATTCATGTTGTAAGATACCTGACCACCCCAGCTATTCCCGTAGAAACCGATCTTAGTAATGTCAATGTCAGCGGTTAGAGTTTTGGTATACGCAAGAACCCTACGAGGCATTGCGAACCAGTAATACATATCTTGGTTGCGGACATCCTCAATAGTCGCAACAGACGATTGACTAGCATAGTTCGAGTTGGGATTCGTTACTTGGTTCAGTCGATTCAATGCCGCTGGGTAAAGCGTCATCAAAGTAGATGGATAACTATATGTTCCATTGAATGTTCCACGCCAATCGTATTGAATTACTGCATAGCCCAGATTTGCGTAGGTTGTAAAATCATCGACGGATGCACCCCAGCCATTTGAGAAAATAAAACAAGGAAGGTTGCCAAATCCACGAAGCGATGACTTGACTTGATATTTAACATAGATGCGAATCAAGTATCCATTGATAGTGCAATCAATGAAAGAATTTTGCGTGAATACTCCATTCAATGTTGATGCTCCAATAATCGTTTCATTGAACGCCCCAGTATTGGGATTGTAGTTGTTGTATAAAGAACCAACATCCCAAACGCTCAAAGGATTCGGAGTTACTGGCGTATTAGTGTCAGTCCTAATCCAGCTTCCATTCGCAGCATAGGCAATCGCCTGATTGTTTACGCCTTGTTTGCCGAAACCTGTGCCATCTGTGCAATAGACCTGCGTTCCATTTGTGGCGGTTAGCGGAAGTTCATTGACTGGCAGTTGGACTAAACCTCCTGTTGTGGCATAGTCTAATTTGCGTGTAAATGGATTGAACTTATACCCCATCGCTCGGTCTTTCTGGCAGAGAATGCAAATCAATGTCGCTGGCTAATTTCGCTTCAGTTCCAGCCGGAGGTTGCCAATCTTCAAGATTGCCATTCCAAACGACAAGGTTAACCAACCATCCGCCTTCTTTATCAAGTATTGCGTAAGTTTCCATATTAGAAATATGTAGTTACAATGACGATTCCTTGCGCTCCGTTTCCGCCAGCACCAGAAGTTAGGACGCTACCTTGGGTTCCTTGGCATCCACCTCCACCACCACCACCTCCATAAAGCCCCCCATTTCCACCCCTGCCAGCATTAACAGTTACACCACCAGCACCACCACCAGCACCACCACCAGCGTGAATGTATGATCCCATTGTGCTTCCATTTGACCCAACCGCGCCTTCGGTTTGTCCGCCTAATGCTTGTCCGCCAGATGTCAGAGGATTGTTCCCTAGAACCCACTGACCATTCCCTCCGATAAACCATGACCCAGAAAGATTGCATCCACCGCCAGATCCTCCACCAGCGGCAGAAATTGCAGTAGTCCCACCAGCACCGCCAGCACTTGCTATTGAGCCAGTTCCGCCAGCACCTCCGGGGTTTACATTTCGTCCATTTGATGCTCCTCCGGTTCCAGAAGACCCAGAGCCAGTTCCCCCTCCACCTCCACCAGCATAAACCCACGGATAAAACGCACTCCCGCCAATTGCTCCAAAACTTGAATCTCCACCAGCGGTTCCAGCAAGTCCTTGTGCATTCGCTCCAGTAACAGCATTTCCTCCAGTCCCGCCAGCACCAACTGTTACAGCTTCGGTCGCTAACAGAGAAGAAGCGGGGATTTGTGTTCTAAAAGTTAAGCCACCACCAGCACCGCCACCTCCACCGATTTGACCAGCGTTGACTCGTCCAGAAGCTCCACCACCACCACCAGCGATGACAAGAACATCTACTGACATTGCTCCTGCTGGCTTTGTCCAAGTTCCAGATGATGTAAAGATTTGAACATCGGTTGGGGTTGATGTTCCAGCAGGGCCAGTAGCACCTGTACTTCCTTGAGTTCCAACACCAGTAGCACCTGTGCTGCCAACCCCAGTGGCTCCAGTTGCACCTTGAACGCCAGTTGCTCCAGTTGCGCCTGTTGTTGGAGCGTTGACCTCAACCCAAGTATTGTCATACCATTGATATTCAATAAGAGTATCAGTATCTACCCAGCGTTGTCCCTCAACTGGAGATAATGGCGGAACTGGATTGTTTTCACTATAAATTGTATTAATCCCACTTGCTCCAGTAGCTCCCGTATTACCACTCAATCCAGTTGCCCCAATGCCACCCTGAATCCCAGTAGCACCTGTCGCCCCAGTAAGTCCAGTCGCTCCAGCACTTCCTGCTATACCAGTTGCTCCAGTCGATCCAGTAGAACCATCGCTTCCAGCAGTTCCTGTTGCGCCAGTTGATCCGATCCCAGTTGCCCCAGTCAAACCCGTTGCGCCTTGAGAACCAGTTGCCCCTATGCCTGTTGCACCTTGAGACCCAGTTGCACCAACCAAACCTGTTGCGCCCGTTGCTCCCTGCGCTCCAATCCCTGTTGCTCCAGTTGAACCAGTGAACCCAGTGGCTCCAGTTGGCCCACCGCTAGGGCCAGTTGCTCCAGTTGCGCCTACACCAGAGTTTCCAGCAAAATCTAATTTACCAGTAAAAGGATTGAATGTGAGTGCCATACTTTTATGGGTAAGCTATAGACACAGTTGTAAGATTAGCATCATTCGTAACTGGAGGCTGAATAGCGTAGGTAAGAGTGAGCGTTGCAACTGGGTTCCCGTCTTTCAGATACTGCACTGTGGCAATATTGTTAGTCGAGCCATAGTAACTAATGTCGATCTGATCGTATGCAGGAATCTCAAACCCTGCAATCTCTTTCAGAGACTCGTAGATATTGTAGTTCTGTTGATCTGGAGCCAGATCAGTAAAGCAGTGTTGAGAGAGTGCCATATGATTTATCGTTTACGATAATTATGTAACAGGGTTAAGAGCAGCAGACAGAGCCTCGTTAACAAGGAAGAATTGCTGGTCTTCAGTTTTTTGCACAAAGCAATTTTGAGTAACTGGGGTGAGGCCGCCGATGGTTGCGAATCCAACATAGAATTGGTAGAGTTTAACGGCATCAGTTGCCGAGTCGTAGCAACCAAAAGAGATTGGTTCAATGCCAGCGGCAGTAGCAATCGTCTGAACGAAAGGATAGGTTTTATCGCGGTAAGGTAGAGAGGTAAAGCAAGCCATAATAGAAAATGGTTAGGGTGAGGGAGAATATAACTCCCCCACCCAGATTAGTGATTAGTAGTAGATACCAACAACGTAGGCATTCACGTAGAGTGCGCCAACACGTCCAGCGGTATCCGCGCCCGAAGCGACATCAGCACCAGCGTTTGCGTAGGTGAAGGTAGTCGAGTTAACGACAGTAACTTCAGCCTGCACATCGTTGAACGAAGTGTCGGTCATGCTGGCAATCGTGATGACATCGCCCGTGGCAAAGCCATGAGCAGCACCAGTAACGATGGTAGCAACGCCCGAAGTGCGAGCGCGGGTAGCGGTAGCTTGACCAGCACCCACAGTGCTTTTCAGCAAGCGGAGTTTGCCAGTGCCAGTGATAACGTAAGGATTGGCGGCAATCGCAAGAGGATTGTAGCGGCCTTGGTTATCAAGAGCGTCCGTGATGGTCAGCGAACCAGTGATGTTTTCGCCAGTGGTTCCATTGTCAACGATCACAACTGGATCGGTGGCAGTGGTTCCGCGAGCATAGGCAGTCTCCAGAACGATGCTGGTTGGGAAGAACTTAGTGTCTTGGTCGTTAAGAACCAAGAGGTCAGCGTCTCCAGTAGCGAGGAGGTTAACGGCAATCGGGCCAAACAAGTTGACGCGATCATAAGCGAGTGGTCGAGAATTAGACATATATTTTATTTTGTTTAAGGTTATGGGGAGAGGCTTTAATAGCCCCTCCCCTTATTTAACTTTAGGAAGGCACAACGATGTCACCTACGCCAGCGCAGCTATAGCAGTCCTGATTGTTTTCAGGGACGATGTAGCTTTGCACTTCGCAGCAGGAACCATAGAGGTTCTTGCTCTTCGGCATACGATGCAAGAAGGTGTGCATGATGGTTGGGTCTTTGACCTGTGCGGCCAGACGGAACTGGGCTTGATAGAAGCCCGATTTACGCCAGCGGTTGCACTCCCAATCAGGGTTCTTCCATTCCCAATCACCAGCGTAGTTCTGGGTCATCTGTTGGGCTTGGCCGTAACCAGTCGAGGAAGGCATCGTCCATTTGCACATGGCTTTGTTGACCATAGCAACCGAGATACCGAAGTCGGCATTGCGGTAGGCTTTGTTCGGGACGTAGGCGCAACCTTGTTCCATCACAACTTTGATGTAGCGAGGAACGCGAACGAGACGCGCCCAAGTAGCAGGATCAGCTTCGTTGAACGGAGCGAGCGATGCGTTGAAGGCAGTGTCAGCGTTGAAGCGAGCTGCATTGATGTCGTAACCAAAAGCGTAGTCGCCGATGATACGATTGATGCCGAGCTTCAGACGGGTAAGACGCTCATCGAAGTCCGTGTTAGCATCCCAATAGCCATTGTTGCGCTTGGCTTGGAAGTAAAGCGCACGGCCAACTTGAGGATCAGGGATAACGATGTCGAGCAGAGGCTGACCAGTCGCATCTTGCAGATCAAGGCGGAAAGCGTCATCTTCGTCTTGGAGGTCAACGAGAGCATCGTCGAGCATATCAAGCGAGAGATAAGCGATCTTGTTGAGATCGGCGGGAGCGAGCTTAACGCGAAGAGCGCAGAGGTCGTAACCAGCTTCGTTGTTAACAGTGTGTTCGGGAACGAACCATGCTTGGTCATCGACCAAACCGCAGTAGGTTCCGTCATCAGTGGTGATACCCATCCATTTGTGACCAGCACCACCGATGTAGTTGCTACGAAGGAACTCTTCGTGAACGTTCTTGGTGATACGGGCATTCGACTCCTCGAACTGAAGAATCTCTTCAGCAGGGAAAAGGCGATAGAGAAGGCTTTCAACGCAAATCCAGTCAGTGGTCATCTCTTTGCGGAGAAGCTCGAAAGTGTAGCTCTCCGTGCCGGGGCGTTGGATGACTTCGGGTTTGCTATCGCAAGAGTCAGTCTCGCAGTAGGTGTCAGTGATCTGACGGAAAGGAGTGCAAGGATCGTGGAATCCACGGCCAAAGCGGAACGCTTTCTGTTCGGTTGTGTGGTTCAAGGGCCAAGATTGCTCCTCGAAACGGGTGAAATATGCAGAGTTAGTGACGAGCTTCTTCACATAGAGGTCGTTGAAATATTCGCGGCCCTCGCGGAAGAAACTGTCAATCTCAGCACATGAATTGAAATATAGCTGATCTGATGCCATAATATTTATTTTGTTAGAGTTTGATTTTTGTTTAGTTTAGTTTTGCACTGCTAAACTATGCCACAGAGGAATAGCAAGCGAGTGCTTGGTTTCCTCTGCTGGAACCGACCCAGAGATTTTTCTGTCCAGAAATCGTTTTTCATGCGAGGTCGAAAACTCGCCAGCCAGAGTGCGGCTGAATCCCTAATTTTATCGTAAACGATAATTTCGGCTATCTCTTGTGCGCCACATTGCAATCGCCTATTTACTATGTCAAGAGATTTTTTAAAAAAAGTTAGGGGGAGGTAGCCAAATTCTACCTCCCCCTGCTCATGAACCAGAACTAGGAATGATGGGCTATGCAGTTACTCGATTTTGCGGCGAGAATCTTGCGATCTTCGCGGCCAGTCCCTCCGTCATACTCATTCTTGGCTTCTGGGAATCCGATGCGCTTGGAGATGAAGAGATGCGTGACGATCCTTTTAGTTGTGAAATATACTCGTCTTTCTCTCTTACCATTTCTTGGTATGCTTTGAGTTGAGCTTGCAGCTTCTGATAAGCTCGGCCTTGGTTGATAAGGCGGTTCATATCTTCTACCGATGCCTGCTCATTACTCTGCTGAGTAGCTGCTAATGCGATAGCCTCATCGCGGGACAAGTCATACTTGATTCCCTTTTCTTTCATGTAATCAGCAACCGCATCTGGGATCGCAGTAGCGTTATCAATTTCTTGCTGGGTATTCTTATACCCTTCTTTCCATTGATTCAGATACTTGTTGCGCCCTTCTTGCTCGCGTTGCTTTGCGTTTTGAAGGATGTTTTGTTTAGTTTCCTCAAAGTTAACGAGGGCAGAATGATGGTTGTTAGTTGCTTTGATGAAGCTGTTGACTTGCTCCGCGAACTGGTATTGCTTGAATTGCGATAGCGAGTTCGTGATTTCCTCGAACGCTTGGTCGCGGTCAATCTCTGCTGCCCGACGATCTTCTTCGGATGCCGCATTGAAGATGGAGGCGTTTGCATTGACAGCACGGGAGAATGTTGAAAGAAGCGTTGGATCATTCGCCAGCAACTGCCTCGCAGTATCATAAGTATTCTTGATGGGATCGAGGTAATTCTTTTTAAAGTCAGGATTGCTTGTGATATCGTGGAAATCCAGTTTGTTTCGCAATTCTTTGATCTGCTCAGATAGTTGTTGCTCAACTTCCAGCTTCTCTTGCATGGCTTTGTTGAGTTGTTCTTGGTAGTGGTTGGTTTCTGATGTCGATTTTGACTCGGAGACCAGTCGCTCAAGTTCTTGGATTTTGGTTTCAAACTTTGGAACTTCTTCCTTCTTGTATTTCTCCAGTTCTTCTTTGAGCTTTCGGTTTTCTTCGATTTGTCGCTCAACGAATCCCTTTTTCTTTCCTGTCCGTTCAGACGTGATTTCAGCTTCAGTAACTCCTGTTGGTTCTTCGGGCGGTTCTTCTTCATTGTATTTAGGTATTCCGAGATTCGGGTCGCCAACATTGGTAGCACTAGGCTTCCCTTCGTCGGCTTGTTGTTTGCTGAACTTCTTGAGGAAGTCAGATGTATTGCCCTTAATCGGAACTTGAGGTTTTGATTTCAGTTCTGCGATTACTTCTGCTGTGTTGTCGGTGTCTGCCATAAATTAGATTTCGTCGAGGTCTGGATCAATCGTGCTTTCTTTAAGTTCTTTAGTTCTTGAAGAAGACTTGGTTTTTTTGAATGCTCCTTGTTCCTCTGTTCCAATAGCATCAATAGCTTTGATTGCATGGATAAGCGTGGTTACTCCTTCTGGTGGGTTTACGTTAAGCAACAGATAAGCCTGTAGCTTGTTCCAATCTTCGTGTGCTGTTATTGCCGCGCATAGGGATTTTACTTTTTCGGTTGTCATTGTGGTTGCATTGGTGTCGGTGTGGTTTCCATCTCAACTACTTCTGTTGCCTCTGGAGTTTCTACCTCTTCGGTTTCCATCTCCTCTGGCTCTTCGATTTCTACTTCTTCTTCCATTGGCTTCTCTACCGCCATCTTGCCTTTTGCCTTTTGAATCTCGGCGCGAGCCTTGGCTTTCTGAAGAGCGAGTTGAGTGATACCTTGTTCCCTGCGTTGCTCGGTGCGTTGAGCGTGGCTGATAGATGCCTTGCCAATCGAAATGTCGGCGAGCTTCTTCTTGGTGTCGATTTCGATACCGGATTTCGCAGCGAGGTATTGAAGTTTGATGTCTTCCTCGGAGTTTGGTTGTCCTTGCTTTTGAGCTTCAGCTTGCGCCATCTCCACGTATACGGACTGAAGTTCGTCGGCGATTTTCTGCGCCTCGTTCATTCCCTGCATGAATTGCTTCAAGAAGTCCTGCTTGCCTTGGTCTTTTGCAATATACTCCACGTGCGCCATGATGTGACCGCCCTTGAACTTGATGGAACGCATCGCCAAAGACAGGTCATCAATGTTTGGCTGACCCTGCTGCACGGACTGCATATTCATCTGCAACTGCATCACCAAGTCTTGGAAGTGACCTTGAGCGTGTTCAATGTGTGGATCAGTTGGCAGCACAGGGAAGTTGGCTGGGTTCACGAACGCATCAGTCATGCCAGCGTTTTCAAATCCGATGATGCGAGTTGTATCGTCGATCTTGCTTACCTTGGTATTCCGGTAACGAGCTACGTTGTCTCGCCCAGAGAGTGCCGCGATTGCGTCTTTAACTGCGTTCTCTTGCCCTTCGTTCGCTGGGGTGATTGCTGTGATCTGCAATAGCTTCTCGGCGGTGATGAGTTTGAACGATGGGCTACCCGCGCCATTGATAAGGTTGGATCGGATGCTGGTGATGTTCTTCCATTGCGCGGCTTCTCTTGGAGTTTTGAGTTCATCAAGAATCTCGTAGAACTTCTTCACATACTCGTATCCATCATCGCTAGACTTGGCATTTACAAAGCGTTTGTAGAGTTGCTTGAAGTAAAGAGTCTGGCACTCATTGAATCGGCGAATCTGTGTTCCAGAGAGTTTAGCGGATTCAGCCGCATCTAACTCTGCTTCGCCTTTGGTGCGTTGCTTTCCTCCAGCGGTAGGTGCGTTGATGCGATACTGCCCCATGCCCCTATACATATCTCCCATGAAGAACTGCATGAATCCCATGCTCTCTGCTACTGGGAGTTGGAAGCGGTTTTGGATGAACTTCGCCCCGTCTGGCATGACGCTGATTGGCAACCATTCCATTTGCTTCAACATCTTTGTTGAGTCTGGGCCTTGACCTTCGATCATCAGCATGGAGTTGAGTCGAACGGCATCTACCAGCGAGTTCATTGTGAAGTCATACTGACGGCAAGCTACGAACGCCGACTCCGCTTGGCTCTTGATGTCTTGGAATAGTCCGCTGCCAACTGAATCGGTGAGCATATACATGATCTCATCCCAAGAGTTGAATAGTCCTACCTTGAGCATCATAAACCCGTGCTGGGTTCTGATGTCATCTTCGCTTATCTTTCCTCCACCCTTTACATTGGAGTTGATGTAGTCGGAGATTGGTTGGTAGTCTTGGAGGATAATCGCCTTGCTGATCTTGCCGTCGAACTCCCTCCAGTATACTTCGTAGAGGTCGATCTTCTGGTTCACAGAGAGTGACCAGTTGAATCCCGCTTCGCTGATAGTGCGGAAGAAATCCTCGCGGGTTTTGCGGTGGTTGCTGAATGCGCGGTGGAATCGGATAGCATCAATAGCCGCATCAACATTCCAGCCCATTGCTTCTGCCGCCGCACGATTCTCGATCTTCTTGTAAAGTTCGTATGGCGTCAGACGGACACGGCGAACAAACTCCTCAAGGTTGCAGAAGTCGATCCTAATGTCGTCTGGAAAGAGAAGGTCGGATAGGAACACGTGTTCTGGCATCCATCCCATAGGTGAATCCCACATTCCGATTCCCTTTCCATACAGCAACATTTCCTCAAGGTCTTGCTCTGTGTTGTAGAGGTATCCGGGCCATTCGCGGATTGCTTGGTCAAATGCGATGGAAATGTTTTCGGAGTTAACGAGTCGTTCTTTTTCGTTTCCATACTTGGTCTTGATCGTGCAACAAGCCTGACGCTCCGTAATTACATCGTAGTAACTGGACTTCTGATTATCTACAATGAATCCAAGCTGTCCGTAGTTTACATCAGATTGCCAAGGGAGGCGTTTCTCCGCGAGCTTGCTGTATCCTGTAGGCGGGAACATTTTGTAAGCCTTATAGATTCGCAAGCGTTTGTTCTCGCGCCCGATGTTTGCCAGCCTCAAGTGGTTAGCAATGTTCCACGCATGATTAGCGTTGGAGATTCGTGTTTCTGGTGGTTTGCCATCTTGGTCGAGAGTGGCAAGTGAGAAGTTGTCTTGGCCGATGGATAACATAATTTTTATCGTTTACGATAACGAGTTAAGCGCATTTCTTCGGCGGTTGCAAGAAGAACATCCGCGAGCTTTATGCTCAAGTTTTGTTCCTAAAACTTTGTCTGCTGTTGCGGCTACAGTATGGATGGCTTGCGCGAGCCTGTCTCCAATACCATCGCTATACCAGCAACGATCACTTGGCTGACGCTGGCAGATTTGATCCTCGACCATCTGATCGATATTGGCAGGCACTTCGATTCCGTTAGATGTATAGTCCTTTCGGATATTCTGCATTAGGCTGCTCCATGTGCTTCCGTAAACAATAGCCGGGAACGTGAGCTTATCACGCTTGATCTCATACTTCCAATACCACCCGCCGACTGGAGCGAGATTTTTGTTTTTAAGTTTCATCTTGCCTTTGCACGGAAAATATATTTTCTTATTGATATGTCAAGAGCTTTTTCTTCAAACAAGGGAATTCGTAAATACGGCATTCAGTTTCCAGAACACATGGATGATCTTGGTATTGAGTTGTATTGCTACGCTATAAGTAGAGGAGAATATGGGAAAGAGTATTGCACTAAACATAATATCAATATCGGTGACTTTAAATTACTATCCCCGCACGAACACTTCATCAATGCCGTGAAACTCCAATGGCCGACTGAAGTTTCTATCTACAATCGCGGCTATACCAATACTCAATTATTGAGGACTCTTGAGGAGCTTTGTAACAATACAGATATTTGTTTAGCTGGCGCGGCTTCGATGGGCAAATCTTTTCCTGTTGGTCTTTGGGTCTATCTTGATTGGTGTTCTGCTCCGCATTGCACTTCTTCTTGGGTGGCCACTACAACTCTCGGTGCGTCCGAGGATCGTATCTGGGGTATCATCTCCAAGCTATGGAAGTGTGCCGCAGTTCAGTTTGGTAAGCTCATTGACTATCGTCACATGATCGTATGGGGTGGCGCGTCCAACGATGAGGATAAGGATTATCGAAATGCTATCAAGGCTCTAGCTTTCCAGTCAGGTAACGAGGGTCAGAAAGCTATTGATACAACCCGTGGTCGTAAGAATGACCGAATTAGGTTAGCCCTTGATGAGCTACCAGAAATGGAACTAGGCGCGATTACCGCCAAAGTTAACTTATCAGCTAACAATGATGTGACATTCATTGGTATTGGAAACCCGTCCGCTGGTGACAACCCTCACACTCGCTGGGCCATGCCTAGTGGCGCATCTAACTTTGATTCGGTTAGTCCAGACATGGACAAGTGGGAGACTGGAACTGGCGTTTGCTTGTTCTACAATGGTATGCGTTCTCCTAACTTCGCCGCGCCTGCGAGCGAGCCATCTCCATTCCCTTTCCTCATGGATCGGAAGAAGCAGGAGATT